AACCCCGGCAAATAAAGATAATTATATTTATAAGGGGGCAGGTCTCTCAGGAATTGAAAAAAGAGAAGCTCATAAAAGCTTTGAAGATTATCGTAGTAATTATCATATAACTACTTATAGTGACACTCTTGTATTAGAAGAATTGGTTTACCGTGAAGCTCTTCAAAAAAGATGTAAAGAACAAATTAATGACCTTGAAGAAAAACACGCGGAACAAAAAAAAGATAAAGCATTTGTAATCCCTTCTTATGTTTTAGATTCCCTAAACGATAATCTTAATCAGATAATGATTTTAAAAGAGAAGTTAGGATTATTTGAATCCAGAAATAACAGCGACGGCTTTGCATATATTCAGAAATTAAAAGAGAAGTTTAAAATTTGGTGTGACGAGAATCAAGGGTCGAGAACTCTTACTTGTCCGCATTGTTCCAAAGTAGTAATGCTTAGAATTAAAACAGAAGCATGGGAAGCACAGAAGCATCCTTTTTTTAAGGATAAAGTATTAGCGAATAAAAAACTTTGGGAGTTATTTAAAACAGGAAAACTAACTCGTAAAGATATTGCAGAAGTTTTGGACTGTGGTGAGCAATATATAGATTGGTTAGATAAAAATATTTTCAACAAAACAGAAGAAGACACAAATGCTAATAGAGAACATAACGGATGAAGAGATTCAATTTTGTGAATGTTGGTATAATCCGATTTGTTTAGCAGAAAGTCTTTTTAGCGATTTTGATAATTTATCAGAGTTTAAAGACGGTTTCTCGCAACTCAGATTTTATCAATACCCAATGTTATCTTCTGAGCCAGTAATTGATACAGAACAACCTGCTCTTTCAAAGAAAGAAAATTTTCAATTACGAATAGGTTCCGGAGAAATATATAATCTTGGCGCTCGTAAATATGGCAAGAGCTTGGTAACAGAAAAAATAGATATTCCTATTTCAATGCTTCATGATGACAATTTTTGGTGTGGGTTTACTTCAGTAGATGCCATACATTTGCAAGATATTTTAGATGTAGTGACTAGAGCATCGAGCAATCACCCAATATTATCAATGTGGAAAAAAAGATTCAGAGCTTCCCCAAAGTACGAATTGGAAGCAAGAAATGGTTGGCTTTTGCAGGGTATTAACATGAATGTGCAAGCAAAAGAGCCGGGCAAACAGTTCTTTGGAAAACACGTAATGAAACTCTGGATAGAAGAAGCTTCTTTAGAGACTAATAAAGTCTACGAAAAGAGAAAAGATTCACTATCAGAGATGGGTGCAGTCATAAGGTCATCAGGAATGACGAACTTTACAAGACATACCCCAGCAGGGAAAGCGTTTTACGACCCGCTTAACAAAGCGCGTATCTGTAATCTTCCTCAATATGTCAACCCGACATTTGATGAAAAAGAAGAAAGAGAACGTGCTAAAGAATACGGTGGCAAAGAATCGGCTTCATATCGAGTATTTGTTGGCGGAGAAGTAATAGAAGATGGCATATCTGAATTTGACATGTCACGAATAGAAAAATTTATAAATGAAAATATAGAATTAAAAGTCTTTGAAGTAAAAAAAGAAAATTTTTCTATTTTTAAAAATATAATTATCGTAGAAAGACCCGTTAACGCAGAGCGCATATTTCTAAGTGCAGATATTGGAGATGGCGCGGGTGGCACAGAAATAATTGTACACTCTGAAGTGGGAAATAAATATAATTATTTATATAGAATCGCTCTTTATAATTTAAAAGATGATGAACAGGAAGAAATCTTTGACTATCTTATTCAAAAGCTAAATGCCAATGTAGTCGGTCTAGATTGCGGAGACGGCACAGGCAGAGCAATATATAGAAGATTAGAAAAAAAATATTCAAAAGATAATCTTGTATATTATGGTGGCGGATTAAAAATAGGAGTAGATTTTCAAAAGAACCCCAAAGGCGAAATAGAACTTGAAAATGGCGAACCAATTTTTATAGAAGAGTTTATGTCAGAGTGGGGGGTTCGTAGACTTAAGACCTTGTTATATGAAGGTCGAATCAATATGCCAAAAGATTTCAAATATGAACGCCAACTTAACTCGGTCATATCGCGAACAGTTGGAACTAGAACAGTGTATGCATGTGTAAGTGAAGACGGAGACCACGTTTTTGATGCACATAAAGTTTTTGCAATAGCACAGTGGCTTAAAAAAGATTTTAATAAAACTCCTAAGATGAAAAGAGAAATGGGAGTAGGAGCTTGTAGTTGGAATAAAATAAAAAAAATACCAACTGCAAATATCCAAAAAAATATAGAAAATAAACAGCCTTTAGAATGTACAGAAATAGAATATAATAAGGGAATTCGAAGTTATTTGGTTAATGAGTGTACTAGATTAAGCATGAATAACAACGAACAGGCAACCCAGTTTGTTTCAAATGAAATAAAGAGACTAGATAAAATTTTTAATAAATAGGAGAAGATTTCATGGATACAGGCTTATTAGTTAGTTATGTGTTATCGCTGATGTCGCGCAAAATAACAGTACCTTCTACATATCACGACCAAGTAGACGCGGTCAAACAGATGTTAACAGATGATGTATCTGGAATTATAGACTCCTTAACAGATTTTTCAGTAGATAGTGCTTCAGTAAACTACAGCATAGAATTTCAAAATGATAATCTCAATAAACTCTTCGAAAACTGGCTTAAGAACATCAACATAGACTATGCAGGTCAAATCCCAATGGGCATAGACGCCCTAGCCAAAGAATACTTCAAAGAAAGATGGAAAGGCTCATCTTTTTGTGTTCTTAAAATAGCTAAATGGGATAAAGTAGCAGGAAGCAATATAATTGTGCCTAGCAGAATGTTTTTTGTAGATGGCAGAAGTATAAACGCAGAAGAAAAAGATAAGAAAGACGAACTAAAAATTCTCAGCTATGATTACTACTTAGGAAAAGACAAAGATGTTCCATTAACAAAAGATGTTATAATTACAAAACCTTTTGCAAGGTGGTTTGACAAATATCCGGTACCTTTTCTTATAAAAAGAGGAGTTTATCATAACTATAGATTAACAGAAAGTCTTAAAAAAAGACAAGCTGAAGTGCTAGACCAGATAATTCCTTATATGTTGTTAATTAAAAAAGGCACAGAAGCACTTGCTAAAGATAATAAGACTTACACAGAACCAGAACTTCAATCTGTAATAGATGAGTTTCAGACATTAGTTTCAGAATTAAAGACCACAACTCTTGGTGACACAAGAACAAAAACCCCAGTTCGCGCTACTAATTTTGACGAAGAGTTGAAGCATTTAATACCCGACCTTTCAACAATGTTTAAAACAGAACTTTTCGAAGAAGCAGAAAGAAACATTCTATCCGGCTTAGGTTTCATAGAAGTTGTACAAGGTGTTGCAAGCTCAAATAAAGAATCCGCGCTTAATCCAAAACCTTTTATGGCAGAGATTACTGCCGGAGTAAAAGATTTTAAAGAAATAATACATCAGTTGTTGTATATTATCAAACAGAAGAATGACTCACATATAAAATATAATAATGAAGACGCTTATATATGCTCTTCTCCCGTTAAATCCTTTCAGACAGATAAATTCAGAGATACCATTCGTCAGCTTTATGATAGAGGGCAAGTTTCTAAGAAAACATACGTTGAGCTTTGTGCTGAAGTTGATTATAATACAGAAATATATAGAAGAGAGAAAGAAACAAAGACAGGTCTCGACTATACAATGTATCCGCCTATAACAAAGAATGATGAAGAAAAAGGAATAGATAATCAAGGTAAAAATCCTGACCCAGATGTTGACCCGGATAATATACCAGAAGACAAAAAAGGTCAAGAAGCTCAGAATTACGACATCGGCTCAGAAACATCAGAAGTAATGGAAGAAGCGTCTATTTTCTCAGAATCCGATGAAATTGAGCTTTCTTTTAAGCCAAAAATCACAGAAAATTATATAAGATTGCGTCAACAGGACCCTAAATTATTTGATAATACCACGTTTAAAACCATAGTGATTTCGCCCACGAAGCAGATAAAAGCTATAGTTGGCAAAAAACCAACGCAAACGAATACAGAAATACAGTCTTATCTTTTCAAAAAAGAAAAATGGAATGTCAAAGATGCTAAAGCATGGGAAACAGAACATGCGGTAGCCTATTCATCTATAGTAGAGAAGACCGGTCTAGTAACTGCCCCTTATACTAAAGTAGCCGACCTACCAACTGCTGTTAAGAAGTTAGACATTGATAAACAGCGCGCTTGGATGGATATATTCAATAATGCTTATAAATACATGCTTACTAAGACTGGCAATGAAAAAACATCAGAGACTTATGCATTCAGAGTAGCATTCTCAAAAGTTAAAAAAGTTAATATCCAGAAATCTTTCTTAGAGAAACTTAGAGAGAAACTTACTAAAAAACCCGACAAGTCTTCCTTAGACACAATAGAAGAAGATGAGATAGAAAGAGAAATATTGGAAGAAAATAATCTCAAAAAAACTGAAATGGAAATAGCAGAAAAGAAAAGCAAACTTCTTGACAAATTATTAAAGGAAGACAAAGATGAAAATATTTAAAGACAAAGGTCTTAGTGAAGAAGTAGTTACTCTAGACCTAGGTATAGTTCAAGCAGGAGACATTGCTAATTTTACTTTTTATGTTTATAATGATACACTCGCAGAAGTAAAAAGCTTGAGTTTCAAAATAGAAGATAGAGAAGTTAAAATTTTGCAAGCTCCAAAAGAACTAGGCTCAAAAAAAGGAGCAGAGCTTTCACTTGAATGGCGTCCATCAGTTACGTTAAAACAAGGACTCCGCGCACGACTTGAAATCAACGGTATAGAACTTTGGAGCTAATAAATGCTTAATGACCTTGGCGGAGCCAAAAAAATAAAAATTTGGGACGGCACTAAAACAGTAGATGTTTTAGAAAATGGAGACGGAATAAAACGTCTTGCTGTAAATACATTAAATCAAGAAGATACGCTAGTTTCTGGAACACTGACAGCTCAAGAATCAACAGTAACTCTTAAATTGGGCGGACATAAATCTTGTACAGTTACAATATCTGGTACATGGACTGGAAATATTATAGTAGAATCTTCTACAGATGATGGAGTAACGTGGGTAAAATGTTGGCTACAAAACATATCAGCTCAAACTTCATATGAGATACTACGAGCAGTTGATAAT